GGTTGCAACCAGAGCCCACGGATAAAGATACAAGGTTTGAGCATCAGTATTTACTGGCGCCTTGCTCGCACGAGCCTGTACCTATCTAAGTGTTATTGGAGGGAGTGATGGGACTCGAACCCACATATTTTAGGTTTTGCAGACCTTGCCGTAACCAATTCCGGACACACACTCCCAGAAAAAAGGCGGCCACTAGGACCGCCCTCTTTAATTAGAGACCAGCGGCCAATGCTCGGTAACCAGCAGCGACTAGCTTGCGACTTGGTTTACCTACGCGATACTTCTGAGTGACACGACCCTTAGAATCGGTGCGATTATTTAGGTAAACTGCGTAACCCATCTGACGAATCTTGTAAATAAGATCGTGCGGATTACCTGCACCATAACGAGACTTAATCTGAGCAGCAGACAGTTCCTCGCCACGATTAACTAGAGCCTCAAACACCTTATCAAACTGAGTTGCATTCTGAACCATTATATATTATCTCCTATTAAAAGATGTCGATTACACGACCATTCGAATCGACAGTGCGGATACGGGCATTAGGAAACTGCCACTGCAACTGTCGCATATTATCCCGATAAAGCTGCGGGATATTCTGAGTGCACGAATAAGTACGCCAGTTACCAGTCTCGTCTTGAAGCTGAACTTGAACCATGTCCATATCCGTAACTCCTTTTCCTAGCTTAACTTAATCTTACTATATTCTTCCACAAAAGTCAAGACATTTTTTAGGTCGGGGAAGATAAACTTTTTATTCTGCCAAGAGTCATCATGATCGTTGCCAGAGACCTCGACCATCCAACCATTCTCGTAACGATTCAAAGTAACGCTCTCTGAGACATTCATAAAGACATCACTTAGCTTAACCTGAGCCATACTAACCTCTCCTGGATTTCGTCCCTACGGTCGTCAAATCGACATCGGGACCAGCATATTGTAGTCCGCCTTTATTATAGAGCGGCATCACCAGACTCGCTTTCCTCAGGATCTCCTTCTGAACGTGATCTGGTTCTTTGTGAAGATTGGTCATAATATCCCGTTTCGGACAATCCCCAGCGACTAGCTGTTTATTGTCATAGGAACGGGTGGAACGATCAACCATCATAGAATCATTATACCCCGAACGGAACATTTTGTCAAGCACTTTTTTATCTTTTTTCAGACGGATCTGATCGGGATGCAATCCTTTGTTTATCAACCACTTATCGTGGTCTGATATTACCTTGGACTTAGCCTTACTCTTACGGCTGAGCTTACGTTTACTAACAGTCGTTGTGTAGTAAGCGGGAAGGATATGCATAGACATAGGTTTCTCCTAACTATGCTCATTATACCCTATTCCTGGAAAAAGTCAAGCGATAATATCTAGTATCTCTTTGAGCTTTTTTACTGAAGGTTTGTATTCGTTCTCGAGTATTTGTCTAGCATAACTATGATTTTCATAGTCCATTTCTTTTAAATACTTGTATCTAGAATCTATAACTGCTTCTAATACTATAGGCAATAGTTCTGAATACTTAACGAAATGTATTTCTTCAATCGATTTCTCTGTCATCCATAGTATCCTTACTGCTCTCTACCATAATATACTTGGCTTCAGGATCGAGTTCCATATATGCATCAAGTATATGTCTGATACTATATAGTCTTTTAGAAATATCCCTTATGGTATTATGAACAGCTTGGTCGTTATGCCCTTCTTCCAGGTCTGTCAAAGCTGCATCTAGATTCATGTCAACAGAATAATCAACTTGCCATTTGTATATACTGCCGTCTTTATCCATCTCCTCATTTAATTTACAAGGAGGGAACAGAATATTTCTAATCTGTTCTAGCTTTTCATCGGCTGGTGTATTATTCTTTTTCTCAATCTTAAATGGCCACATAATATAATCCCTTCAGTTACTTTTTCTTACGACCCATATTATACTTAGCCTCCAAGATCCAATCATTCTTTTCTTTGTGATTGATAATCTTAATCTGGCTCATAGAAGCTACTGGTTCGGAAATCTTTTCAGGTTCTACAACCTTTAACAATCCCCATTCCTGCAATAGATCGATGATCTTATTACGTCTGCCCATATCTTCTTCGGAAAAGTTTGATGGCTTACCATCAATCAAAAACATTTCCTTGAAATGGACGATATAATACTTGCCCTGCTTATGAAAAATATGACAAGATTGATAAAGTTTTTTCTCTTTACGGGAAGCAACGCCAATACGAGTTAGTGTTTCCTTGATCTTTAGGAAATCTTCTTCTTCGGCTATTCTCACCTCAACTAAAGAATCTAGAAGTTCATTCATTTGACTCCACCTTTATTGTTCTTATTTCTTATAATTTCGATTTGCTCCGCCGTAAGAACCTTTAACGCTTCTTTTGTGCGAACTGCATTATATTTATAGTAGTTTGAAATTAAGTCGTGGAGTTCTTCTTGCTTCTCTCTAGCTTTCTTTTCTTCTTTAGTTTCTGGTTTACTATACATTTTTTGTTTACGAATACCATAATATAACCTGTCATAATGCATCTGATCAGTTACGTCATAATTGATATTCATCTCATTCGCGTATAGAATAGTCTGTCGGTAATTCGATAATATATTATTGGTTCTCCACTGAGAATAATCGCCATCAATTTCGACTGGTTTTTTCCCATTCGTAATACTATTCTCATACCGCCAGTCGTATTTTGGTTTAGCTGTCTTGTTCTCCAAAGCATGTTTAGCCCAATTCCCAAAGAAACCTACTGCTTCTTTCTCGAAGTCTCTGACTTCCCCTAATACGTTGACGAACTTACTCATAGGAACTCGCAAGTTACCATGACTTCTGCACAAAATGCAGCAAAGTTAATCTCTGTATTAGCAGCGAAAGCATTCTGATATTGATACTTAGCTAGGATAAGAACCAAATCTGGAATAGTTGACTTGGTAACTAACTCTGCGCAATACTCATAGAACTGAGTAAACAAAGCATTAACATCTGTATCTAGATTGTTCTTAACCCACTTACGGATCTCAGTAAAGTTCTTGTCTTTCATAAGATTAACAAGATCCTTAATAGATGCCTCTGACATATTGGCTAGAATACCAGAGTCAATCTTACCTGTTGCAGAATAACGCTGAATCTCATTAAGAACACGACGCCAATCTGGGAAGTGTTTGTTAATTACTTCAGCAACAACCGCCTGATCGTACTCAACTCCTTCTGATTGAAGAATAAAAGTTAGTCTCTTGAAGAACTGCGTAGCAAGTTTGGCCATAGCCTTCTTGCTGATCTTAAAATCAATTACCGAACATCTTGAATGTAGGGGTTCAATGATACGGTTCTTGAAGTTGCATGTAAGGATGAAGCCGCAGTTTTTTGAGAACTCTTCCATGAAGTTGCGAAGAGCGGGCTGAGTAGAATTGGCATTAAGATAGTCCGCTTCATCAAGGATGACATATTTCCTTCCACCTGAAAGAGATACGCTGCTGGCGAAGTCCAATATTTGGTTGCGGAGAGTGTCAATGTTACCATTCATAGATCCATTAATGACGATATAATCGCAACCAAGTTGCTCAAGCATAGCACGTGCTACGGTCGTCTTGCCGACACCTGCTGTTCCAGATAAAATAAGATTGGGAATATTCTTTTGATCAACAAACTGTTGGAATGTTGCCTTCAGATCACAAGGAAGAATAGTATCTTCGATTGTTTTTGGACGATACTTCTCTACCCACAAAAATTCTTCGTTCATCATTCACCTCATAATATAAAGAAAAAGAAGGGGACCGAAGTCCCCAACTATTAGAAAGTTGAGTTCTGCTCAACAGCAATAAAGTATTCAATATCATTACCAGAGAATAGGGAAATACCCTTTGAGGAAATGCTTACCTCATAATCGCCTGGAATAATCTTGATGTTCTCAGCCTTAAAGATAGCCTTGAATGCCTTATTAGTCTCACCGATCTCTACAGTGAAATCCTTTGAAGAAGTATTCTTGCTGTCAGTTGCAACAAGATAAACCTTGCTACCATCGCCAACAACAGCGATTTCAGGAAGAGAAAGAATACCAGCAGCCTTCTCAACTTCACGAAGATCAGTTTCCTTTAGTGTAAAGGTAACGTCAACAGAAGGCAAGTTAATTTCACGATCAGGAGCCTTAGTAACTGTGCTTTCATCAGCATAGGTATAATGGCTGGTACGACGATCTTCCGAAATATAAACTAGCTTGTCTTCGAAACGTAGGTTTGGATCAGTGAACGTTGATAGAAGAGCAATAAACTCATCTAGCTTATAGATAGCAAAACGCTGAGTGAACTCTGTTGGGACTTTAGCCTTTGCCATGATTGTCTTAGAAGGAGAAATAGTCTTGAGGACATTACCTTCCTGAACAACAATAGATGGATTGATCTTAGCAAAATTCTTTAAAACATTAACTGTATTAGTATCAATCTTCATTATATATTTCTCCTATCACTTGTTTTGAGACTTCATCATTTTCTTGCTCTTCAACTGGCCTGGATCGGCAGTAGCTGAAGCGCCAATACTTGCAAGATCAGCAAGAGAACCGCCAAAGATATAGGTTCCAACATGCTGCATCTTCATCCATGGACAGAACCATGTACGTAGACCAATCGCCTGCGCCTTCTGACAGAACCAATAATCTTCTGAAAGGTAACGCTTAGAAACAGGATCAATTTCTGCCTGGAAATACTGTAGGATCTCACGGCTACCATCAAAATGTTCAGTTCGAACATGATCTGGCTTATAAGAATACTGATCCTTATACGCATCTTCAAACTTCTTCATGGCCTTCTTA